GTCGAGGACCGGGCCCTTGTCCGAGGCTACGTGGCTTACTGGACGGGTCCGGACGGCAAAGACCGGATGCTGGAGGTAACCAAGACCGACGTTCCGTTCCAGATCACGATGGGGAGTGTCCAGGTGGTCGGAGAGTTCGACGGGGTGGGCGTCCGTCGCGACACGGGCAAGCACGTCATCGTGGAGCGAAAGTCCTCCTCCGAGGACATCTCGCCAGGGAGCCCGTACTGGCAGAAGGTGTCGCTCGTCGATCGGCAGGTCTCGCTCTACCTCATCGCCGCCAAACAGAGGGGATGGGATCTCACCGAGGTGCTCTACGACGTCCTCAAAAAACCTCGACAGAAGAAACGAAAGGACGAGAGCGACGAGGACTTCGAGCTCCGAATCCTCGAAGACATTGCCAAAAGTCCCGGCGAGTACTTTGTTCGGGGGGCTCTTGTCCGGCTGGAGCACGAGCACGTGGCCCACGCCAAGGATCTCGAGGGGACCGTGCATTTGATGCAGGCGGCCCGAGAGATGGGTCCGAACGCGCCGAGAAACGTGGATTCTTGTTTCAAGTTCGGTCGTCCCTGCGAGTTCGTGATCGTATGTGGTGGTGGGGCCGACGTGATGGACGACATGCTTTTCGAGCCCAAGAAGTCGAGTCGTGCACGGGAGAATTCTCCCGTTGAAGAGAGGAGGTTCGTATTTTGAAAACGGAGGTAGCCATGAACTGGACCGATCGGGTGGTGAAAGCGGGGACGCAGCAAGTGCTTCAGCCCCGTCTTTTCGTGTACGGGATCGCGGGGATCGGGAAGAGCACCTTCGGCGCAAGACTTCCATCTCCGCTCTTCGTGGACTTCGACCACGGCGTGGACGACGTGCATGTCGACCGCATTCCTGGACCGAAGACGTGGACCGAGTCGATGGACTTGATTCGATCGATCGCGGCGAACCCGGGAGCTTACAAGTCTTTGGTGATCGACACGGTCGACCCTCTTGAAGAGATGGCGCAGGACTACGTCGCGCAGGAGGCGGGCAAGTCGTTCTCGAAAATGAACGACGAGTTTGGTGCAGGTCACATTGCCGTGGGATCGGCATGGAAGCTCTTCCTTGCGGAGCTCGACATCGCCCGACAGAACGGGATGCTCATCTGTCTCCTCGGTCACGCGAGGGTGCGTCAGGCCATGGATCCCACGCTTGGGTCGTTTGACCAGTTCACCTCCATGCTTGGAGGACGCAGCTGGGCTGCGACTCAGAGATGGAGCGATCTGGTGGGGTTCGCGTCCTGGGATGCCGCCCTTCTCGACAAGAAGGGAGAGCAGAGAATCGTGGTCACCGGAAAGCGGATCCTGTCCACGGTCCGAGGCTCAGGCTTCGAAGGGAAGAATCGCTACAGTCTCGAACCCAAGTTGCCCTTGGAGTGGCCGGCCCTTCTCGAAGGCATCGAGAAGCATCGCCGGACAGCGGAGGCTGTCGAGGGCCGCATTGCGTTGCTCGCGGCGTCTCTCGGAGGGGACGCGCTCGAGAAGGCGCAGAGGTTCATCAAGGAAGCGGCGAAGGACTTGAACACGCTCACGGCGATCGAAACGGCTCTCCAGGAGAAACTGGAGGCAAGGACTCCTGCGGGAGAAGAAGTTCCTGCAGAAGCCGCCCCGCTCGACCAGAGGCAGGCGATTCGATCACGCATCACTGAGCTTGCGGCGAGGGTGGGCGGAGAGGCGCCGGCGAAAGCTGCGGGGTACATGGAAAATGCCGGAGAAGATCTCGTCGTTCTTCTTCAAATTGAAGAAGCGTTGAAACAAAAGGCCAATGGAGGCGCACATGTCTGAGGATCTCATTCCCGTCGGTTCGTACATGGCTCGCGGCACGTCGCTTGTGGAGCGAGGCTCGGGGACAGGAAACAAGGGAGCGGTCGTGGAGTTTGCGATCACGGAGGGCCCCCAGGAGGGTCGGACCATCGAATGGACGGGATGGATTGGGGAGAAGACCCGGGAGCGCACGGCCGAAAGCCTGGCTATTTGCGGGTATGACGGAACCGACCCCAGAACCGTGTCCAAGAACCTCGTGCAGATCGTGATCGATCACGAAACCAACGTGAGCGAGAAGAACGGCAAGACCTATGTGAACGCTCGCGTAAAGTGGGTCAACGACCCAGCTCGAAGCCGGGCGCAATTCGAACCCACCGATGGCCAAGCGCTTGCAGGGCTTCGTGGCCTCGTTCTCCAGAAGCACGCCGAGCGTGCGAAGACGGCGCTCTCAGAACGAGACCCTCTTGGCGAAGAAGCTGCCCGCCGAGCCAAGCAGGTCCCGAACGCTCCGGACTTCAAAGCGAAATTCTGATGGGGGCACCAAGAACAAACCCGGGGGCCTTCGACTGCTTACACGAAAGCCGAGCCGGACGAGCCGACGTTCATCTTGCTCGCGCGAGACAAAAGGGGGCTCCGGCACTGGTACGGCAGTGGGCTATTGGTAGAGTCTCGGCGGGAGAGGACGCGGCCAAGGTCCTGGAAACCATGGGACTGCGACGCAGCCATGGAGAAGTGGCGGAAGGAAAATCGTTGAAGCGCCGCGCTGTCAACCACCACTGCCATGCACTTGGGTGCAAGACGCCTTGCCCCCCAAAGTGGCTCATGTGCTCTCCGTGCTGGGCGAAGGTCTCCGCCGACATACAGGCCGAGGTCTATCGTACGGTCGCGCTTCGAGGTCCCTACGTAGATCGTTCGTGGGCGCCGTGGTGGCGGGCGCAGGCGAGGGCGATAGCTCACGTCGCCCATCTTCGAGAACCGAACGAAGAGCGGCGCGACGCTTACCTCGCTAGAGAACTCGTGTTCGCCGACATGCTGGAATCGCGATGATCGAGCTCCGCCCCTACCAGCGTCGAGGAGTCGAGGCCGCTCGAGCGCACGTCGTAGCAGGTCGGAACCGGATTGTTCTTTGTCTTCCGACGGGTGGTGGGAAGACGGTGGTGGCAGCGTCGATCATCCAGTCGGCGAGACGGAATTTTGATGCCAAGGTTTTATTTGTCGCCCACCGCAAGGAGATTTTGGATCAGACCGTGGCGCAGCTCGCCAAATGGGGCGTGACCGAGGTGGGTGTGATCAGGGCAGACGACGCTCGAACCAACCGACTCCTTCCCGTGCAAGTGGCGTCCATCCAAAGTCTGGGTCGACGATCGGCTCCACCCGCGGACATCGTTTTTATTGATGAAGCTCACAGGGGAATTTCCCAATCCTATGTAAAGCTCATCGATCTCTACCCGAAGGCGACCATTCTCGGGCTAACGGCCACGCCATGTCGAGCGGACGGGAAATCTCTTGGAGACGTGTTCCAGGAAATGGAGATCATTGCCACCTACGGCGATCTCATCGAAGACGGATTCATCGTGGCGCCGAGATGTTTTGGTGGTGCGAACGCCCCCGACTTGAGCAACGTGCACACGGTTGCCGGAGATTACGTACTCAATGAGCTCGAGGACGAGATGATGAAGGTGGACGTCCTGGGAGACGTCTTGTCGGAGTATCAGGCCCGAGCGGAGGGTCGGAGGACGCTCATCTTCGCAACGACGGTCAAGCACTCCAAGGCTATCGAAGAGCAATTTTTGAAGGCTGGAGTCCGAATCGCGCACGTGGACGGAGAGACGCCCCAGTGCGAACGCGACGTCGTCGGACAGAGACTCCGGGACGGCGATCTCGATGTCGTAGTGAATTGTTCCGTGTACGGAGAAGGATGGGATGAGCCTTCCGTGAAATGCGTCATGTTGGCGCGTCCGACCAAGAGTCTGACGCTCTTCATGCAAATGTGCGGACGAGGTCTTCGACCCTGGAACAACGTGACTCCCGTTCTCCTCGACTTGGGCGGGAACCTCGACCGCCATGGCTTCCCGCACGAGGACCGCGCTTGGTCTCTTTCGGTGGGTGTTCAAAAGCCTGCAAGAAAGCACACCAAGTGCATCGTTTGCCGCGCCTTCATCCGCCACTACCCGTGTCCCGAGTGTGGTCACGCCCCTCCAGTGACCCCCAAAGAGGTCCGCGTGGCCTCGGATGTTCAACTCGAAGAGAAGACCTTCAGCGATCCGCGGCTCGTTTTTTTCAACCGGCAGATCGAAGTCGCCCGAGGGAGAGGATACAAGCCTGGGTACGCGGGGGCCAAGTTCAAGGAGGAATTCGGGCAATGGCCGCCGTGGTCGTGGAGCCAAAGAGCGAAAGACGTATTCGCCTCCGATTCGGATTGGAGAGCGAGAAACATCGCGCATGAGGCCGACCGAGCGCGATGGAAGAAGCACAACGTCGAGGAGACCCAGGAGACGCCCTACGAGTCGGACGATGACTTTCTGGAGTTCCTCCGATGATGTTCGAGTGTGAGCTGTGTCGTGGGCGTGGATGGATTCTAACCGGAACCAACCGTGTCGAGTGGCCAACCCCGTGCCCTAGTTGCACTGGATACGGGCGGCTAACCATCAAGAATCTTGCTCATCTCATCCAGGAAGACCCGTTCACGCTTCGGCGTCTTTTGGAGATGAGGAGGACGCGCTTCTCTTGTGCGGAACGAATCTTCGGGAAGCTGGTTGCAAGGTGGCCGAATGCCTAGTCCCGGGCCCATGGCGAAGGCCTTGTACGCCAAGTTCTACGCTCGTTTTGGTCACTGGGGGGATCTCGGGCTCATTCTGGGGTCGGACCCCATCCCCGCCGATCTCGAAGATAACGCCAGGCGACTCCGTAGGGTGTTCTTGACCGAGCAAGAACGTCAGGAGTTCGCCGAGAAGGTTCGGGAGCAGCATTCGCCAAGGAAGAAGACGACCCTCACATGGGTCAACGAGCACGGCGAGACGGTAGCGATCGAAGGGTACATGGAGGAGAGATGAAGGAGATCTATTGCGACGCGTGCGGAGTCAAGATCGAATGGTCCATGTCAGAAGCGGTCTACATCCATCGTTTCAATCAGGATGTGTGCGGCTTCGAGTG